GTTTTTTTGTGAAAGGAGGACTCTTTGTAGTAAATAAGCATTTACTAGAGGGATACTCTTATGACCAATATGTAAAAGGACATTTTAATCTTTACAATGTATTTGAAAAGATTATTGGAATACAAGGGAAGAAAGTATCAGTATTACAACTTATGCATGAAGGCAGTGCAGAACAATATTATGATATTATAGTTTTGGACTTCGGAGGCACATCTGTACGACAACATACTGATTTGACATCAATAGGTGATGCTCAACGACCTACATTTGTAAAAGCATCCCAATTACCAGATCTGGAAGGAGAAAGGATCATGGTTATGACGACAACAATAAACGCTCAATTTGACAACTCTAAGGAACTTGATGTAACAGGCAAAATGGCATGGTACATTGAACTTCAACACACGAAAATAACTGAAGTATGTAAAGAACCCTTACTTGCGAAGGGTCCAACGAAAACTGATTACACGTATTGTGTGATGCAGTACCCAATGCAAAGTGTTCCTGGCTATTGTGGTAGTGTAGTTATAGCAAACACAGCGCATTATTCAGGTAATATTCTTGGTATACATATGGCAGGTTATACTTGTAGTGATCGAAGTTATGGACAGATCATAACATTTGAAATGATAGAAGGAATCAGCGAACAACTTTCTAAGCATGTTGCATTCAGACAAGTCGAGATGTGCAAATCCATTACTTTGTTAGATAACCAGTTTAATAAAGTAGGTAACATCCCACATAATCTGTATGCAAATAGTACCACAAAAATACGTCCATCACTTTTTCATAATAAAATATTTAAGACACAGAAGAAACCGGCCCATTTGGGGATATTTCAAGGAGAACATGTTATAAATAAAGCAATGAAGAAGTATATGGAGCCTTCACTTTCGGTTTCGAGCGACAAAGAAGCAGTATTTCGTGGTTGTCTAATGCATCGATTTTCGGCACCTCGGAAAATACGACGACTTACGCACAATGAATCTATAAGTGGAATAGAGGGTAGTGAATATATTGTTGGCATCAATCGTACTTCGAGTGCTGGCTATCCTTTCAACCGTTTTACTGGCGGTAAGAAAGGAAAATCAGCGTTCCTAGGCGAAGATACTAATTGGATTTACGACCATCCATTCCTTAATAGACAAATTGACGATTACAGGACTAAAGCGCAAAATAACATTCGTCCAGAGTGTTATTTTGTGTCTACAGCAAAAGATGAATTGAGGCCTATTGAAAAGGTAGATGCTGGAAAATCAAGAGCTTTTGCCGCAGCACCACTACATTATGTTGTGTTGTTTCGACAATATTTCTTGGATTTCTTCGCGACTATTATGGAAAATAAAGTCTTTAATTCATCTCTCATCGGTATAAATCCCTATTCATCGGATTGGGATGTGTTAGCATTGAAATTAACATCAATAGCACACCCTAAATCTAAACAATTCATTGCAAC